GCTCTATACCTAGTGTAAGATCTCGTGCACAAGAAAAATTAAAATCAGCTGCAGCTTCTTCGTTTGGTGGAGGAGTTCAGGAAGGTTTATTAGGACCTGCTGTAAACGCTATCCAAGCCTTTACTTCTGCTTCAGGATTTAATCCAAGCATGATGACTGGGGGAAGTCAATTTTTAGTTGATCAAATAGACCAAAGAAGAGGAAAATAATGGCACAACAAACGGCACAATACGAAGCTTTACAGTACGGTCAAGACAAGATTCCTGATTTTGGAGCCATTGCTATGGCTGGAGCTAAAAGAGTTACTGAATTACAAGAAGCTGAAAGGAAAAGAAAAGACGAGGAGCTTAAGTTCCGAATGGATATGCTTAAAGACAATCCCGAGGTTGCTTATGCAAGCTTTGAGAATAGTGGTCTTAAAAATCTTGATGCCTATAACACTAAGGTTTCTGAACTTGTTCAAGATAGATTTACTCAACTTAACGAGCAATACAATATAGATAAAGATAAAACAGCCTACGTAATGGGTGTTTCTAAGCTTAAAGGTGAAGTAATGAATTTTGCAAACCAAGTGTCTCCAATGATTCAATATGGACAAAAGATAGTTGAACTAGGAGATGGAGCTAGTGCTGTTATGTATGATAACGCAGAAAGTATTGATGGAATGCTACAACACGGTGTTCCTTCTATAGATAAAGATGGAAATATTGTAAACACATCCATCATACCTCAAGAAGACGGTAGCTTTAAGAAAGAAAATGTAGGGTTTAGCGAGATGACTTCATTAACATCTATACATGAAAGACAAGATAAATTTAGTGTTGCTGCAAATGCAGTTAAATCTTTCGGAAGCGATAGTAGGTTTATTGACGAACAAGGTAATGTTGTTTTAGATACTTTGCTTACAAAGGATGGTAAAATGAATCCATCTGCAGCGAAAATAATAAAAGCAAATGTGTCTTCTTTAGATCGAAGCAGTTTGATAGATATTGCAGATCAATTCGGCTTACAGGCTCAATACGGTCCAGGCAGAGAAATACTTAATAAGCAAGAGTTAATAGACGATATATCGAAAAGGGAGATAGACTATGCTACGAGCTTAATGCAAGAAAAACAAAGTGAGGACGAAGGCGCTTATAGAGATCTTGACTTTAAAACTAAAGCGCTAAATTTAAGGTATCAACAAGAAAAAAGATTGAAGGGAGAAAAATCTAAGTCTCAAATATTTAATTACTCTCCAGAAATGGCTTCTCAATACACTAACATATTTGGACAAGAAGGTGTTGGTTTTGTGGAGCACATAATGAAGGATGATAAAGATAAGTTTGTCTCTGCATTACCGAATTTTATAGATATATTAGCTCCAACACTGTCTGGTCCATTAACTAAAGATGAAGATAAAAGTGCATTTTCAACAATAAAAGGAGGTATAATACAGTCTCTTTGGGAGAGTCCTAACGGTCAGCACGGAGTTGTAGTCACCGTTCCTAATGAAATAGAAAAAAGATATCAAGTTGATGGTGTAGAGAAGCTTAAGTGGAAGGGGGTCTCTAACACTTACTTCTTCCCAATACAGTCAAACACACAAGCGAACATATTGAGGGCTAAGTTTGATTTGGGAGACATGAATCTAGAACAGAAAAAATACTGGACTTCAACAAGGGAAACGAATCAAGCTTCAGCAACAGGTATATTAGATTAATATGAACGAGTTAGAAAAACTTTACACTACCCTTAAAGAAAAAGGATATTACACTAAATCTTTTGAAGAATTTCAAAATCAATACTCTGATGATGAATACAAGAAAAGGGTTTATGATGTAGTCTCAAAGGATCAGCTTTATACAAAAGACTATGACTCATTCTCAAACAAATACATCTCAGAAGTAAAAAAAAAAGAAGATTCTATTGGGGAAACGGAGCCTATGGTTATAGAACCAGAAGAGGTTTTGTCGGATACCTCAGAAGAGGACAAGGAGTCATTCAGTTATAAAAGCTATTTAAAACCCTTATTTGAAGGATTACTAAGTACCTCTAATCTTGGCAGAGCAGTAAAGGCTAGTGGAATCACAGACGTAGATTATAAAAAAGTTTTTGAAACTGGCGAAGCTCAAGGATCTGGTGTTAAGGAAATACTATCTGCGGCATATTTAGGAAAAGACATAGGTGATGAAGAGGCTAAAAAATTTGCTGAAGCTGCCAAAAAGCTTGAGTCAATAGGTCCATCTGATTCTATGATTCAATTCGATAAAGACTATACTGAAAATGAAAAAGAATACGGAGGAGCAATAGCTTCTATTGTTGCTTTAGGAAAAAATCCAGAGGTAGCAACAGAAACTGTTTTAACATCAATGATTGCGGCTGCAAGAATGGGACCAGAAGCTATACCAGAACTTTTAGGGTCTACTTTAATTGGAGCTGAGGCTGGTCTTGCGATAGGAGGTCCTGTGGGTATAGTAACTGGAGCAGCTGCAGGGTTAAGGTTTGGAGTAGGATCTGTATTGGATGGAACAATGAGCATGATTGAGTTTACAAGAGAGGAGCTTGGAGAAAAACCTTTCACCCCAGAAAACATAAAAGAAATATTTCAAGACGAAGAAAAGTACAAGAGAATAAGAAACAGATCATTAGCAAGAGGAATTACTATCGGTGCAGTAGAAGCTTTTGCTGGAGCAGCGGCTGGCAAGTTGGCTAAACCAATCGCAAAAGTAGGTGTAGAGGTTTTGGCTGGAGGAGCTGGAGAGGTTGGAGCGAGGGTTTTAGCAGGTCAAGAAATGGACGCAAGAGAAGTATTGCTTGAGTCTGTTGGAGGTCTTGCGGGTGCACCTGCAACAATAGCTGAAGGATCCTATAAAGTAAACAAGCAACAAACATCTGCCGAACAAACAGAGCAGATTATTGATGAAGTAGACGCTAAGGATTTAAGAGATATTGATATCACAATAGAAAACGATGACAACTTATCTGCTAAGTATAACGAAAAAATACAGAAGCAAAAAATATCTGAAGATATAGATCCTGATGTTCCCGAACAAAACAGAGAGCAAGTGATTGATTTAGAGTATCAAAGAAAGCAACTAGAGAGTAAAAGCACCGTAAGTGCTAAGGAAAAGGTAAAGCAAATAGACAAAAAAATAAAAGATCTATCTAAGCCTATAGAAAAAGTTGTAAAAGAAGAGACTACTGTAGAGAAAAAAAAAATTGAGGGAGAAATCGTTGTAGATGACAAACCATCAAAAGAAAGAGTAAACGGTATAGTTGACGATATAATTACAAAAACAGAGGCTCGCTTAACCAAGGATGTTAATCCAGCTAAAAAACTTAGGAATGTAAAGTCTTACCTTCAGGGTAGTAAGTTCTATCAAGAAGCAACAGATATAGAAAGAGAGTCTGCTGTTAGAGAGCTAAATGAAAAACTTGGCTTAAAAATAAAAAGACCACCATCTGTAAAGAAAATATTAGGAGCTCCTAAATCTGAAAAAGTATCTGTTGACCCAAAAGTAATATTAAAAGAAAGAATGAGTGAGATTCAGAGAGCTACAAAGCAAGCTGCTAAATTCACCAAAGAAGAGCTTTCATCTTATCAAACACAAATTAAAGACTTGATAAAGGAAGTTGGCAAAAAGGGTAAACTGTCAAAGGCTCAGACGATAGCTATGACAAACAGAGTTCTTAAACCTTCTTTTACAGAAAAATCTATATCCAATACATTAGATTATATAGACACGATATATGAGAATGCAGAGCTTGCGGAGCGCATTCTTTCTTTAAATAAAATGCAAAAAACAGCTAAAAATAATGCTCCTAAGAAACTTGGAGCTGCTATTGATGTTATTGCGCCATTACAAAAAGTTCTTCAGATAAAGCCTAGTAATATCCCTTTGGACATAATAGATGATTATGAATCTATATTAAATCAAGTTGGACAAAGAAAAGCTGTATTAGACTTAGAAGGAAAAGCGAATTTAATAAGTAGAATAAACAATGTATTAGAAAATTATGAGGCAGATGCTTCTAGACCAATAGAGCAAGAGTCTAAAGAAACTAAAGGTTTTGATGTTGATGAGGCTGTGTCTAAAATAAATGCTAAAGATATAGATGAGTCTAACTTCCAAATAAGAGATGAAAGAGACCTTGTTAGAGCGCTCAAATCATATAATGTTGATGATTTTAAAATGCTTCCTGAATCTTTATTAAAAAAGTTACCTGCTGTAATTTCTAATATCAACAATGGATTTTTAACTAAAGACGTTACTGAGATAATAAACACGCTAGAGGCAAAAAAGTCCGAAAAAGATATACATGATGTTGCGAGCAAGACCTATAAGAAAGCGGACATAAGGCTAGCATTTTCAAGAATGTATGGGAAACTAAACTCAGCTTTAAGCAAGAATAAGTCAGCAATTTTGTCTGAAATCTCAAACAACCCAACATTTGTAATAGATGACATCTTTGGAAACATAGGAGGAAAAGAAATTTACAATGCAACTTTTGGTAAACTTGCTAAATCATATGCAACATATGAAGCAGACCTAAGATCTGTAAAATCAAACTACTTTGATAAAGCAGAAAAAATACTACAAAAAGAAAAAATAGGGGTAAGAAGCAGAAACGATGTTTATAACAGCAAGGTTAAGATAATGACCTATATGCTAGAAAGGGAGTATAGATCAAATCAAGGATCTGATAAAGTTGCTTCAGCTTTAGATTTTATAAATGCAACGATAGAAGAAATAAAAAAACCAAAATCACCATTACAGCTACAATACAACATATCAGCTCTTGAAGAAATAAAAAATAACTTTACTATTAATGGAGCTATAGATGAAAAAAAGATACTCAATTCAATGACTGATCGGGAGAAGCAAGCCCTGTCATTGATAACAGAAGGCAATAAATCGTTGAGAGAAAAAGCGATATTTACTTCTGGAGTTGTAAGAGGTTCTATGCCAGAAATAATAAACGACTATATTCATCACGATGTTCTGATTACAGAAAGATCTAAACTTGGGAATTACTTGTCAGAAGCTCAAGAAATTTTTTTAAATCCATCAACTAAAGCTGGCACTTTGTTAGAAAGACAGCCAGGAGCTAAGCCAATAAGCTTTGACCCAATATCCTCCTCGATCTCAGGTGCTAGAAAAACATTATTAGACTATCACTTAACATCTCCATTAAGTCAAGTTAGGAAGTCAATATCTGGACTAAACAAAATAGAAGGGGCTTCTAAAGACCTCGCTCAAGCCTATAATGCTCTAGAGGTCTCTATGAATGATGTGCTAGAAAAAGTGTTTTTGAATAACTTTCAAGAGACAACATTTTTAGAAGAAGCATTAGGAGCTATAAAAACAATAGGATATAGAGCTGCATTAGCTTCTGCGCCAAGAGCTGTAGGAGAAACAGGATCTAACCTAACATATATAGCGTCTGTAGGAGCAAAACCATTTTCTGTAGGTATATCTAAATACTCAAAATATCTAATAGGAAACTCAAAAGAAGCTATAGATATAATGAAAAACTTGAAAAGTGAACAGCAATCAAGACTTTATGACCCATCAAGAATAGCGGCTAAAGACGCTAACACTGGTATCTTTACAAGGGAAAAAATAGGGAGTGGAAGGGCGATGAGTGATTTAAGAAATAAAATTTCATACATAGTAGATAACACTTATGTACCTATATCTGATTTTGTTGGGAAAGTACAAGATAGAGTTATAGAAACTCCAGATAAAGCGCTATCTAGACCTCTTTGGTTTGGAAACTTTGATAGACAATTCAAAAAACTATCTGGAAAATCTCCAGATATGCAAAAAATTGAAGCCAATGATGAGATTTATATGTCTGAAAATAAAGAGAATCTAGATAAAGCAACAAGATTCGCAGATGTAGAATCCACAAGAGCTGCTGCTTCAGTTAACCCATTCAACACTATACCAAAAAATTTACCATCTCCTAAAGATATAGGAACAATGAGAGGTCTTATAAAGCAAGCCAATGCATATATGACTAGGTTTTTAATATATGAGTATACCACAGCAAGAACAGCAGCTATTAGTGCTTTTATGGGAGGTAAAATGCCTAGAGCAAAGGCTTTTGCTACTCTAGGTGGGGTGACTATGAGAATGGCTTCATATATGATATTAACAAGCTATTTAAAAGATATAATGCTCTCTTTGTTTGGGTACGAGGAAGAGGAAAAAGATTTAGAAGAAATGTTTGCTAGACAGACTATTGGATCTATATCGTCTTTAGCATTAAGAAGAACGGTTGGAAATATTCCAGCTATAGGTATAAATTTAGCAATAGAATATGTCAATGAGGAATATTTAGAGGGTCTTAGATCTGGAGAAAAATACGATCCATATGAGCATGGTCTTGTGTTTAGTCAAGTAAGATTAGAAGATTTGCAGAGAAAATCAATAACTGACTTGGGCGTAGATGTAGCCTCAGGACCCTACGGACCCATGGTTAGATCTTTTGATAGATTCACTAAAGTTGCAACAGGAATATCTACATCTAAAAGAAGGTCAACAAGAAAAAAATACCAAGAAGAGCTTAAAGATAGAATGGTTATAGAGGCTTTGGGTCATTTAAATTTGCTGCCTTTTTATAAAGATTTTAGAACAGTGGCTTTGAAAAGACAATTTGAGGGAAAAAGAAAAAAATAAAAAAGAGGAGACAATTACGTATTTTGCCCCCTCTACTATGTACCCAACAAGTACGCTAATAAGAAAGATCAAACCTACAATATATTTTTTAGAATTGCAACAGTTTCGTCACAATCTTTTTGATTGCGAGGCATAAATAGGTTTGTTTGTATTCCCTCCCTTACTAAATGCATCTTAAATAGCTTCCATCGCATAGGAAAGCTTTCGTTCGGGTTGCCTTTGGTTTCTATTATAAATCTTGGTGGATCTTGTACATCTATAAAGTCTGGAGTGTACTTCACACCCAATAACTTTTTATTACCCCTGTCGTGTAGTACTTTTTTAGACTTGGTTTTTTCAAAAGAAGCCATAGGAAAGTTACATCCATTAATGATAGTGAACGTTTTACCTTCGTACTGGTTTTTGATTCTAGCTTTTTTTAGAGCCTTGTACATATACAGCTCAAGCTTAGAAGCAAACTCAATACCATCTTCTTTAACTTTAGTTGACCTAGTTATTTGTTTACCTCTTTTTCTTCTTTTATACCTCATCTTCCATTTCTATAATTGAAACGATGTCTTGAATTAACAATATGTTACTGTAAAAATAATAAGCATCCTCCTCGTCCTCGCCTATATATTCCTCCCAAACCCTATTACCTTCACCCATGAGATCGTTTTTAGTAAAGACGCTAAATCTTTTGTAGTTATTAATTTCACAGTTGTATAAGTGATCCTTTAGATCCTCCCAAAAGCTAGGGAACTCCATTATACAAACCAGAGCTTGTCTATCGTCTACTGAAAGTTTATTAGCTAACCAATGAACTTCTTCTGGAGCTACAGCTTCAACAAATAAATTATCTATAAAGTCTAACTGAACAATAACATAGTAGTACATTCCTTTATCCTTGCTGTCTTTAAGGGTATCCACGAGTATAGAGTAAGCCTGTACCGCTTCAGTCAATGACAGCTTCCTGTTAAATACTACCCTCTTTGGATCTAATCTCATGTATTGCTCTTTCTAAATATAGAGCTTGATCCATTGCCTCTTCTTTCGCATGCTCAAGCCACTCGATCAAAGATAAATTATTTTCTGCTAAAGTAGTGTTGTATTTTTGTATACCTTTTTTGCTTCTACTCCTTAGTTGGGCTATAACGATTGAGACTATCGGATCAGTTGTCATTGTTTTTTAATTAGATTATGATCCTCAGTCTTCTTCCCAGAATCTGTTTGTATATCCTCCTTTAGTTGATCTACTGCTTTTTGGTATCCAGGCATCCTCTTTAAGGTCTCTAGCGTCCCTATCGAGATATCTTTTAGGTTCTGCATCTGGCTCATTATTGCGTTTTGAACTCCCACTATATTCTTTACTTGATTTCTTATTTGAATTAATTCGCTCTCCCTCATTTTTTTTAATTTGATTTAATGCGTCTTCTAAATGTTCTTTTTCCCAATGCATTCTGTATTCTAATCCGCCTGGAAATTTTTGTTCGCATTGGCTACATTTAATTGTATTGTTTTTTTTATCACCCTTCAAAATAGATGAGTTAGTCTTGCCACTTGCCCATGATCTTGAGAATGAATAAAGCCCTCAACAGCCTTAGGTGTGTGTTGATAACCTTTTCTGTGGTGCCAGCTGTCAGTTCCAGATGGTGATCTAAGAGCCTCAACAGTGACTCCAATAAAATCCTTAGACATTTTATGGTGTATGTGGTGTATGTAAACATACCTGTTTTTAGATGTAGACCAATCTTCTCCAGCCTCCTGTGCCATAAGTAGAGGTAGGTCTTGCATTTTTGCACCGTCACCATGAGTTGTTCCGATAAGGTTGTTGTGATACTTGTAATATTTTCTATGAGAAATTGAAGTGTCAAAGGTAATATTTTTACACTTACTGTACCAAGAGGCAATAGAATCAGCTAAAAAGAAACCACTCTGATAGTCGTGATTTGAAGGATTATAAATAAAATGAACATCGGCTAGCTGAATTAAGGTATCTAAGACGTCAATATAGAGCCTCTTAGCGATTAAAAAGTTGTCATACCACATTCCATCTGTGTCTTGTGGAGTTCCGCTCGTAGTCGTCCTCTTAGGGGTGTCTATGTGCAAGATATCATTACCTGCAACAAACAATATTTTTCCAATATTAAAACCTGATGCTTTTTCTAGTATTCCTTCAACCCCAGATTTAACTCTTTTAACTGCAATTTGTGAGTTATAATCCTCACCAGTTTCAAAAGAAGATGCTAACTTGCCAATGTGTACATCAGCAGGATCGATAACAAGTAAATGATCAGAAGGATTGACTGTTCGCTTAATCTTTTCATAATTAAAAGTATGGTTTTTTACTTCAGATATGTGATCTTGCAGCATATCCTCAAAGGTCGGTCCATTTTCTTTATTTGGTTTGAACTGTATAGACCATTTTTTATCCTTAGACCAGGCTATTCCTACGCTTGATATATCAATACCTCTTTCATCACAAGCCTGGCTTAAGGCTGGTTGCTCTGCTATTCGTGTTAACTTTTTTAGAAAATGTGACACGTATCGTCTTGTAGACTCTACTGTTTTTTCTTCAGGATTTATTTTTAAATCTTCGTGTATATATTGGGCAATAGTTGTTGGACTTTTATGTCCCTGCTTGAAATAACCTTCAGCTAAAGAATCTATTTCTTTGTTCAAATCTTTATTCATCTTTCTTTATTTGATTCTGAAGCCTATCTAAATCAACCTTAGTTCCAATAATAAGATTTTTAGAATTTTTAAAACAAGGTCCATATATAGAGTCGATTATTACGTCTACCTTTTTGTGTAGATCCTTTCTAATTCTCTCTATAAAACCTATTCTTTGATTCATTTATCTGGATCCATATGCTGTAAAAATAAATCCCCTAAGCTTTTATTGTAAGACTTTATCGCCCTGTATATTACTCTTGATTTCTTTTTCGTTTCCCTCTTCTCAGTTAAGCTAGACTCAATTCCAATCATGGTGTACAACAGTGTGTCTAGTTCTAGAAGTGCAGATGTTTTTTCTTCAGGGCTTTTGGAGCTATATCCTACTACCTTGTCACAAAAACCCTGAACGTCAAGATCTTCTATATTGAATGTATTTTGTTTTATCTTAGAAAACTCCCTATTAAATAGTGTATTCTTCATAATTATATCAAATTTATTGATAATTTTTGAAACTTATGTATTGTTCTTTAGATTTTTTTATTATTGCATCTTCAGCCATCCTATTGAAGTAGGTTAAATAAATCTCGTAAATTGGTTTTAAAAGCTCATGCTCCTTATAAGTTTTAGGAGAAATTGAGTGCTTAGTGATTTTGTCCTTAGTTATTTCTATATTCAACCTAAACTCTTTTGATTTGAGCATCTCTGGATATATCTTTATGCCATTAGATATACAAAAGTTCATGGCATTCAAGTGTTGCTTTGTCGGATTAAAGTCTGATACTTTTCTTTTCTTTGGTCTTCCCATATTTAAAAAGGTAATTCATCGTTTTCTAAATCAAAAGCCTTGCTTACGCTCATCTCTGGTAAAGACTCATCATCTTTATCAAACACAAAAGTAGGGGGATTCTCGTTTTTTGCATAGTATCTTCCCGACACAACATCAAACCTAAACTTTTCTTTGCCAAGCATCTCCCCTTGAAACTTCATTTTAACCTTCTGAGTTACAAACTCTACATCATTCTTGTCTACACCCTCATCAGCATGATCACTAAAGTGCCTGTATATTGTAAATCCATCATGTGTTTGATTTCTGAAATCGGCAGATCCTGAGCAGTCATAGAGAGTTGGTAGGTCATAAATTCCATTCTCGTTCTTTCTCATCTTTGTCGGATGTACAACCAGGAATATTATCACATTATTCATCTGAGCAAACATAGTTAGCCTTGTGAGCACACGCTTTATCTTGGACAGCTCTGAATCATTGGATTTGTCAAACTCTATTTTATTGAAGGCATCTATCACAAACATGTCAACCCCATATATAAACATTTGTTCTTTAAATTTCTCCATTATCCAAGTCCATGTAGGCATCTCTCCATTGTCAGGAGCAGTTATATAAATTTTCTCATTTGCCCATTTTATATATCTATCAATCTGCTGTTTAGTAACTCTTGGTCTGTTTGGATTGTCTTGAAAAAAATTAGACCCATAAAACTTTTCAATAAATGTGGTTTGGTGTAAAGCCATAGGGCTGTGTTCAGGAGAAAAGAATGATGCCTTTAAATTATAATCTCTTACTAAATTTAAAACATACCACTCGGTAAAGTTTGACTTACCATGAGACGGTATACCTGTAGATACAACCAGATGCCCTTTCATAACAGTGAAGATATTCTTCAAGTTCCCAAAACACTTATGTTTCGGAAATAAAGTTTCGGGCAATCCGTTATTGTATAAATCATGTATACCGCCAGCAAGGTCCTCCACGGTAAATGTTCCTGAAGCAGGATATCTTTTACCGTTTACTATAGACTGCTTTACTAAGTCAGCTCCTCCTTTAATTAAATCACCATTAGCGTCTTTTTCTTCAAATAAAACCCTAACACATCTATACCTTCCAAGCCTTTGTGCAATCTTCTCAGCAACAATCTCTCCCTTATCATCGTTATCAGTTGCTATATAAAATTTATTTACATCCTGAAGATATTTTTCACAGTTGATCCAGAAGTCATCATTATCATTAGCGCCATTAGGTATGCTTATTGTATTCTTATAACCACACTGATGCATAGCAAGTACATCAAATTCACCCTCAACAATAAAAACTTCCTCTTGACATACAGCTGAATTAATATTATAAAATATTGGTTTTGTTTCTGCTATTTGTGTAAAGTTTTTTCCTCCTGATCTAAACTTTTTATTTACAAGAGTATCTCCTTCAAAATAATTAAAGACTATGTTGTTCATGTTTTTACCTGCTTGTGGCTGAAAATACTCCTCTTCAGTAATGTGAAGATCTTTTAGTGTACTTTGGCGTATTCCTCTTGACTCACAAAACTTTACCATGCCATCAGAAAGCTTGGTGTAGTTCACCCATGTTTGTTTTGGAAGTTTATAAACCCTATCCTGAACCATGGGTCTATCATCCCTTATAGAAATTGCCTCACAATGATGGCATTTTGCAACACCCTTTGCCACGTTAACACTAAGGCATCTATCTTTTTTATTCTTTCTTTCTGGCGAACAAGATGGACAAATTGTTTTTATCTGACCTGATGATTTTCCTTTTAACTCTATTTGATTCCACTCTATAATCCTCATAGTGTATTGTTAAATAATGATTTGGTCTTTCCTGTCTTCACATCAATCCTGTACTTCTTTATATACCAATTCCTGAAGTGAGTCACATAATCAGCTTGTGTTTTTGCTGTGTCCTGAGTTCTTTGAAGATGTTCATTAAATTCAGTATAGGCAACCATCAATCGTTCTTCAGAAATATTTAAATTAGATATTATTGCCTTGACGTATTTGTCATTTGATTTGGCAATTTTAAAATTTTCTTCAAAACCCCTTATAATAATATTATTGTTACTATTGTTAGTATTATTACTATTGTTAGTTGTGTACCTTTGTTGTCCCCTTGTTGTACCTCCGTTGTCCCTTTGTTGTACCTCTTCTGATACTATTTTTTGGTAATCATCATATTTAACAACGGTTACGAGAGTATATTTGTTGTACCCTTTTGTGACAATTTCTTGAGTTGACTTAAGTTTTTTAATAGATAACAATATTTGCTTTCTAGTTAACTTAAGATCAGAAGCAAGGTTTTGTTGGGACGTTATAAACGATCCCCTTTTAATATCCTTACCCATCCATTTATTATCTCGCCAATTAGCTTTTAAAAGGCAATGAATAAAAAGCCTCATTGTATTTGGATCAGTATACCACTCCCAGGAAAGTATCTTCCTGCTTAATGTTATAAAGGAATTTGACATGTGTCTAGATAATTTTTGATGTACAGTAAATATTTTTTTGGAATATATCTAACGCCTTTTTTAAATTTTTCAAGGCTTTCTTTTCTTGAAATCTCCCTATGAATTAGTTTTTGATTAAGTATTTTAGTTTCCCTAAGTTCATCGTAAATAGTTTTTTCAGTGTACTCATAAAGATCTAAGTTCCTTTTTATCTTGTTTGTACAGCAGACATAAGTGTATTGAAATCTATCATCAGTCTCAATTAAGTTGTCTGCTTTTTTAACGTTATGCAATATAGATGCATGGTCTTTACCTCTGTATGATCCAGACTTCCAAAACTCTCCTATTTCTTGGAATGATAATTTTGTGTATTGCCTTATTAGTTTCATGGTTAATGTTCTTGCATCAGCCAATCTCCTCTTTCTGCACTTGGCATTCTTAAATGGGTTGATACCAGTTTCTGTGATAACAACCTCCTTTATCATATCAACTTTGTTTTGTTCTGTTTTTTTTTCGTACATCATGTTATTAGATTAGATTAATTATCTGAAGAGGGCTTAACCTGCCATCAAGCCCTGTGTGTTCAGATCAAAAATTATATTAAAATGGCAGGTCGTCTTTTACTAAAGATTCTTGTCGTGCATTACTTGTTGTTGTTTTTGATGTCTCACGACTTTCTATTTTCCACCCCTCAATTGAGTTGAAGTACTTCGTTTCTTTTTGTGGACTAACCCACTCTCTTCCACGAAGGTTTATAGAAACACTCACATCTTGACCTATTTTGTAATTGTTTATAACATCACACTTGTCTTGAACAAACTCTATTAATAAGTGTTGAGGATATTCCCCTTCGGTTGTTACGACAACCTCTCTTTTTTTAAATCCATTTGAGCCATAAGTTTTTGTCTCATCGATGAATTTGATTTTACCTGTAATCTCCATAATTTTAATTTTAATTTAATAATTGATTTAAATCGTTAAGGTAGCCTCGTGCTAACTCAACTCGTTTATAGATTGCATCTATGTCTTCTTGGTTTCTTTCAACCACAAATTCTTTTATCCTGTGTTTAGGGTCAGTTTTACTAAACTTTAACCCGTCCCAGATATCATTCTCAAGATCCTCAGGAAGATCAATTAAGCCAAGCCTTGCTGTTACCACCTTAATTTCGTGATGGATAATCTCATCTGGAGTATCTACAAGGCAGTACACAAGCTTTGATGTTCTTTGGTTCATTAAGTCCATGTATCCTTGAAGTTGCCAATAATAATCTTTATTAGGAATGTCTTCGTTTGTTAAAGGGAAGGTTTTATGATCCCATGAAGACTTTATATCTATTAATATATCCTCCCCATCTAAAAACATCACCTTAGCTATATCGGGCTCTCCAGTAATATAAGCATTGTCGTGTCTTAGTGTGTTTTTCTCGTAACTTGTCCCATGAACTTCATTATAAAGATCAATAGACTCTTGCTCCACCAACAATCCCTTTTCTAGGTACTTTGATTTAATCTCATCGGTCTTACCAAAGAGCTCTTGTTTAAATAGATTTCCCAAAAATGTTTTTGGTCCCGCTGACAACGTATCCTTTGCTGGATATGTCATCAGCTTTCCCAGAGAGGAGCATCTAAACAGATAACTATTAAAATTTATCATGTTAAAAATTTTGGAAATATTTTGCTTTCTTCTATAAAAGAACTCTCAGGAAGTAAATCTGCAAAAGATTCATTTGATTCGTATATGATTGTCAAAACCTCATCAAGGCTTTCAACATCAGCATCTAAATGAATTTCATGCTCTTTAGGTATTCGTATGTCGGGGTTCATTTTTTGGTAACTAAGAGCGCTTCTAAATGCAGTACATTCTTCAAATTTATTAAGATTGTAATCTTCTTCAAGTAGTAATATAAAGTCTTCCTTTGAGATAAATTTATTAACCCCCAAAGATTCAATTAATAAGTTTATGTCTTTGCCATTTTTAATATAGGCAACACACAGACTGTATAAGTTACCCATAAATACTCTTTTTGAAGCATTTATTTCATCCTTTAAAGAATCATTTACGTTAAAATTTCTGCGAAGAAATTCGACATGACACCTGGAGTCACAAACTGAAGAGCCAATAGCAAGGTCTTCATTTAAAGTTTCAATTGGTGAACCACAATTTTTACAATATCCGTACATATCTATTTTCTTTTAAAGTCCTCTGATTCATCTTCTCCAAAAACTCCTAGTTCATAGAACCCTGTGAGTTTTAGTACAGCACGAGACATTGCTCGTTTCTCTGCCATCTCCATAACATACCATGTGTTACAGTTGCCGCTCTTGTAGTCTCCTTTTAGAGCAGAACCAAAGGTCTGTATGGCAGTGCCTTCTTTTTCAGCATTCGCCTTCACAACTGCAAACTCTGGCTTGCACTCAATAACATCGTAATGTATTTTGATTTGTTCCACACCTTGTATCTTATCTATACCCGCACGAGTTATAATCGTGTAGTGTTGGTGTTTAAATACCTCATCTGGAGTGAGGTCATACTTCTTGTATAGCTTCGCTATCTTCTCTCTGTTCGTTGCCATAGTTTTCTTTTATTTGATTTAAATGAATTTTAGTTTTTGTTTTAAGGATTTTAACCTTATCTCTTAGCTGTTCTTCAGCTTTTTCAGACAATTCCATGTCATCATTCTCAAAACGCTCCAACCTATCAACGTGATAGGAGTACATTAGAGAGTCTGAAAGCTCCTTGATGGAGTTTTCATATGCATACTCTACTAAAAAGTCCTCTACGGGTCTGTAAACGTCTGTAGAGGTGGTTAAAAGCTCGTAGTTATGATCATCAATCTTTTCAAGCTTTAATTTTGGAAGAAAAAACTGCTCAGATCCATCTAGAAAAACAATTTTATCTTCAGGATCTAAAGATCTCCATATTACAGAAAGCATGTAGTCTCTATTTTCCTTCATTTTGTTTTAATTATTTTTTTATAATCATCTATAATACCTTGATATTCTTTGATGACCATGTTTTTAACCTTTATTAAGCTATCTGACCTATCCTTTTCTAATTTTAAAAGAATAATGTCTTTTTCAAGTTCAACTATTTTTTGTTTAAGAGCTACGTTTTGTTGCTCTATAAAGTCCTGTGTAATTTCTGGAACATCTCCGATTGTTTTCATTAGAATAGTAATAGGTTTAAATATTTTTGATACTCTCTCATTCTTTTAGACACTGACTGAATCTCTTTTACTTTTGTGTTAAGTTCTTTTCCCTTCAGTTCATGGATGTCCCTAACTTCATTTGTCATCTTCCTGTGTAAAGAGAATATATGGTCTCTGACCTTCCCCACATGGGATCTCTTCTTGCTTACTAAGTTTATCATGTGTTATTAGTTTTTTTGGTTTTGAAAGATAGTCAAAATACTCTTGTTCCATCCAATCGAGACTAATTTGTCCCTGATATTCGTGCCAAGAATCTTCTAAAAGTGTTTTTATTTTTGACATTTTA